CCCAAAAGGGAGCCAAAGGGAGCCTCTACCAACCAAAAAGAGGCTTTCACCAACTGAGCTATTACCATGTTGGGCGTAGCGTGGCGAATTCCACGCGCCAAGGTGGGCGCTCATGGCTGGCAAAAAGCATTTTCCGAACGGGTCGATTCAGTACGTGTTCAAGCGCGCGGGCGTGCTGGACAAACCGCTGTACCTCACGTTCACCGACGAGGCCGAGGGCGACGCCTACGCCAAGCGGCTGGACGCGCTGCTGGCCCGGGGCATCGTGCCCAACGAGTTGCGCGAGCCCGGCCGCGTGCTCACCATCGCGCACCTGGTGCGGGAGTATTCCCGCGATGCGCACCCCAGCGGCAAGGACGAACAGCAGCTCAGCGCCGTGGTGCGTAGCAAAGGCGCAACACCGCTGGCCAGCATCAAATCCGCGTGGGTGGACGACTGGATCAACGAGCTCAAGCGCGAGGGCAAGCTGGCACCGGCCACGATCCGCGCGAAGGTGGGCGCGCTGGCCAGGGCTGCTGACTGGGGCATGCGCAAAGGCCTGGTGTTGCTGCCCGACCACCCGTTTCGCACGCTGCCCGATGGCTATGCCCAGTACACCAAGCTCGACACCGCGCTGGCGGGCACCCAGCGCACCGACGTCGAGCGCGATCGGCGGCTGGAGCCGGGCGAGTGGGAGGCGATTGTGGCTGTGCTGGCCAGCGGTGTGCTGGCGCGCAAGCAGCGCCCGCTGCAGCTGGACCACCCCGAGGCGCTGCGCCTGCTGGCGTTGATGGCGGTGGAGTCGGCGATGCGGCTGCGCGAGATGTACACGCTCACGATCGACCAGGTGGATATGGCCAAGAAAACGATCTTTCTGGACCGCACCAAGAACGGCGACAAGCGCCAGGTGCCGCTGTCGTCGGTGTGCCTGGTGGCGCTGCGCGAATACTTGGCCAAGCGCGACGCGAGCGCCTGCGCCTGCCCCGACGCGCTGCTGCCCTGGTGGGATGGCGAGCACAAGCCGCGCGAGCTGGCGCGCGTGTCGGACTACCTGAGCAAGCTTTTCGCAGCGATTTTTGAGCAGGCCGGGTGTGTGGATCTGCGCTTCCACGATCTGCGCCACGAGGCCACCAGCAGGCTGTTCGAGCGCACCACGCTGTCGGAGATGCAGATCAGCAAGATCACCGGGCACCGCAGCATGGCGATGCTGAGGCGCTATGCCAATTTGCGCGGCAGTGACCTTGCGGCCCGGATGTGGTGACGCTGCGGCGTGCCCATGCGCTTCGCAGTTTGGTTGATGATCTCGCGTTCGATCAGGGCCAGCACGTCCCTTGTCATAAAAACGTAGGCCCGGCCCACTTTGCCGGCCGCCAGCTCGCCGCTGTTGATTTTGTCGAGCACGGTTTTGGGGTGCACCTTCATGAGCTCGGCGGCCTGGGTGATGTCGACGGTTGGGCCTGGGGTCATGGCTTCACCTCTGTTCTCGTATTCCACGCATGAACAGCACGGCGGGCGGCTTCGATGACTGGGCGGTTGTAAACAGTGGTTTTGGCGGTCATCGGTCAACCTCAGGTTTAGGGCAATCTTCAGGCGGCACCACGGCCACCCACACGGCGGCGATTTGCTTGCCGCTGGTGTCCCAGCGGTCTATGTAGGTGTCTGGCATGTCTTTGAGTGCCGGGTAAATGCTGTCTCTTCGCAGGCTGGTGGCGTGCACCAGCTGGCCGGGCGTGAGGCCGTCTGGGTGGGCGTGCAGCGCGGCGCGAATGGTTTTTTGCAGGGCGGTGCTCATGCGGGGTTTGCCTCCATCTGGAACACTTTCCCGCCTTCGGTGGCGACGCGGGCTTTTGCCTTGTCTGCGGCCTGGACGTATTCGGCATAGGTCAGCTCGTGCAGCTGGCGGGCGTGGGCGGCTACCAGGTCAGACAGCGCGGTCAGCTCGGTGGCGTAGCAGGCGCGCGGGCGCCAGTATTCGGCGGTGCGGCCGTAGCGCTCGCCGATGGCGTCAAGCGCGGCGTTGGCCTGTTCAATGATGTCGCGCTGGCCACGGTAAACCTTGCCATCCTCGATGGCCAGGGCCACGTGGCCAGCGGTGCACAGCACGGTGTATTGCCGATAGGTTGCGCTGGCGGTGCGAAGCGCTTGCAGCGCTAGGCGGCAGGGTTGCAACACGCGATCAAGTTCCTTTGGCGTGAGCCGCGTGTTCATCATTCGGGTGGTGGTGATGCCGTCTTGCTTTGCCCAGCGGCGCCGGGTAGCGGGTTTGGTGCGGCCGCTCATGGCTCACCCCTGCAGCCGGTGCCGCGCGCTGACCGGGAACGGGTTGTGCGCACCTTGGCTGTGGGTGATGGCTGGGGCGCCCGGATCGGTCTCCAGAAACTCCAGGCGATCGCCGCCGATGGCGCGCATGTAGTCGATCTCCACCCGTGCGGTGTCGACGAGCACGCTGGCCACATGGCCAATGGCGCGGGCGCGGTCGGGCTCCATCGGGTTGGTCTTGTCGCGCAGGCTGGCCAAGGTGTCGAGCAGGTGCTGGCGCAGATCGTTCATGTGGGGTGTGGTGGGCGTGTTCATGGGTTTTGATGCTCTTGGTTTTCGCGGTTGATGCGGTTGACTTGGCGGGTGATCGCGCCCTTGAGCTGGATCAAGCGGGCGACCTCGGGGGATTTGTTGCTGGGGTGGTTGCGTTTGGCGTTGGTGGCTCGGCTGATGCACTCCAGCCGATCGGTGGTGATGAGCTCAAGCTGGGTGGTTTTCATGCCGGGCTTGAAGATGACGATGTGATCGATTGGCAGCAAGCCGTGCTCAGCCACCCACACCAGGCGGTGCACGCTCGCCCAGCGGCGGGCGGGGAACAGGCTGGGGTCGTCGGTAACTTTGCGTTCGAGGTAGCCGTCTTTGGTCACGCGCAGGCTGCCGATCGGCACATAGTTGCGCGCCTCATGCGCGGGGCGGCCGGCCTTGTATTGCGTCTCGGCGCTGCGCCCACCGGCCTCGTAGTGCCGGCCTTTGTTCCACGGCACCAGCCCAGGCTGAAACTGGGTGGCGCGCATCGCTGGGTGCAGTTTGCCGCGCTGGGTTCGCCCGCTGGCGGCGCTCTCTTGGAAGGCCTGGCTTTTGCTCAGCCCAAGCGCAGCTGCCTTGTTGTGCACGCTGCTTATGGCCCGGCCGATCACGCGGCCGACCACCTCGGCGGTGTGCTCGGGGTAGAGACGGCGCAGGGCGTCGATCTGCTCGGGCGTCCAGGGTTGGCGCTGGGTCATTTCAGCAGCTCCAGGCGGGCGGGCGCGTTCATCTCGCCCATGAAGCCCGCCCAGAACTCGGTCGACCCGTTGGGCTGGGTACTGGGGCACACCGGGTCTCTGCGCTCCACCAGGCCCGATTTGTCGCTGGGCAGGCGCCACAGCGTGAGCAGTTTGGAAGGCTGTCGCTCGGCGATGGGCTGGTCTGCGTCTGACTCGACGAGGCCCTGCGCACGCAAGCGCTTTAAGGCGGCCAAAGTGCGAATGTTGGTGAGCTTGGCGGCGCGGGCCAGATCGAGCGAGGTGTGGCGCTCATGGCGCCAGGCGGGGCGGTTGAGCACCGCGAGCACGGCGGCTTTCTCGGCCTCGTACTGCGCTGTTTCGGCTGGGGTGGGTGTGGTCATGGTGTGGTGTGGCTGGTGTGCGCAATGCCCAGCGCCTCGCGCACCCGCTCCAGCAGCTCGGGCAGGCCCGCGCTGTTGTCGATCACTTGGGCGGGCGCAAACTCGGCACCGGTGGTCTCGCTGGGGTGGGCTTGGTGGCTCACGCCGTAGCCTGGGCGCTGCACTTGCCAGATTTCGCCGCCCAGGTCTTTCACGGTTTCGGCCTCATCGGCAAAGCGCACGTCGGTGATGACGATGGCGCTGGTGCGGTGCACATACAGCGCGCTGCCGATGCGGCGCACGATCTTGAAGCGCCAGTAATCGGTGTCTTGCGCGCGCCGGTATTCGGTGCCCCACTGCTGCATGATCCAGCGTGGGCTGCGCGGGGCGGCAAATTCGACCGCGATGTCTGCTGCGGTCATGGCGCAGAGAAAGCCCGCGTCGGTGCACCTGAACAGAGCCAGCGCGCTGATCGGGTGTTCTTTGGTTTCGCGGTTGGTCAGGTAGGCCAGCGGCACGCCAAACGCTGCGCACA